TTTTCTATTAAAAATATCCTTACATCAAGAGTATTATAATCTATTGTCATGTCATACTCTTTTAACACATAGTTATCATAATTATTATCCTTTAGTATATTTACATACTTGTCTTGACTACTATCGTCGCATACAATTATAGTTCTATATACAAGATAGTTTGAATATAGTTCGTCTAATTTATTAATTATCTCGCTCTTCATTAATACTTTATTAACTATTATTGTTTTTGCCTTATGTATATTATAACTTAGATATATTCGCGATATTATATTATTATTTAATCAATATATAAGATTATTTACAATAATAAAATATAATGGACGAACAAATCATTAAGATTAATATAGATAATTTTAGATATATCTATAATTCCATAGATATACCGCAAAATATTTTGGATAAAGCAGTTGATATAAAAAATACGTATTCGTGCTTTAATTCTTATTATGACCCTAAAATGATATGGGCTAAAAAAATATATAATAATAAAGATAAGTATAATAAACCTAAGAATAAATCAAGATTTCATATTATAATACCCGACTTTACTAAGAAATCTGAACTTAAAAGGTGTTTGATAGGTAATTTAAATAAACTTAGTATTAAAAACAAAGATAATATATATGAAAAAATAAAGGAAATCATCAGTCTTAATAATAATATAGATGATGTATTTATGATAATATGGAATTATATTAAAACAAGTGATAATGATATATATATTAATTTATTAAGTCTATTTGATAAGGGATACTTAGAAACAATGATAGATAATCTTTGGGATAATTATATAAATAATAAAGAATGGGACCCTCCTAAATATATATATGAAAACAATCTTCTAATATTGAATGATGAATACGAAATGTATTGTGAATATACTAAATGGAAGCGTGGAATAAATAATATTAATAAGATATGGATTAAATATAAACAAGAACACCTTATAATATTACTAAATAATATTGCTGATTATATCCTTATTATATATAATACCTCTATCTATAAATATATTATAGATATTTTATTAGAACAATTATATAAAATATTATCTGTTATAAAATATAAATCTATAATTGATAAAATTAAAAGTATCGATATTCAAAACTTAGATAATTCTACAAAATTTTTTATTTATAATATTATTGAATTATAAAAAAATTATTTCTATATAATAGTATAGAGTAAGAAATAGTACAATGAAAGAAAGCGAAAATAACTTATCTTTTTATAGTAGTGCCATAATCCAAGCAATTTTTGCTATATTATTATTAATAATTCTCAGTTATATTTATAAACTCGAGAATATGGGGTGCGAATGTTCAGAACATCCCAACAAAGATTTTATCAAGAACTTCACTATTATAGCTCTCGGTTATTTTATAATAACATCTATAATATCTCTTAAAAGTGTAGCTAAAAGTATGGGATATGTCGTAGTTCAATTATTATCAATCGCTACATTCGTATTCTTCTTAATGTTTGTAGTATATATATATTATGCGTTTGATTATGTTAGATATTTAACTAATGAAAAATGCAAATGTTCGGAAGATTTAAGTCGCGATATTATATCTGTAGGTACTATGATATCCCTCTTCCTCTTCTTAACTCTTCTATTCACTATTATAATAATACCTATATTATTAAGTACGCTAAGCAATCTTTTATCTAAAATAGAGGTATTTGAAGAAGAAGTTGAAGATACAATCCGTAATCCCATGAAATCTCTACGAAAGACGCCAGAAAGAATAGTCAAATCTGTTAAAGAAGTCGGTAGTTTTGTTAATAAATCTGCTAAAAAAATATCAAATCTTAGAAAAAATAGATAAAAATAGATAATAACTTTTTTTTATATATTATATACATTTATATGTTTAGTGTTCGTGTTCCTTTTTTTGGTCTTCCGCGCCCTTTTAATATTTGAATATCCGCTGTATCTTCTATTATTGATGTTATTTCTTCGTCACTTACTGAAAGAGTTTCTATATTATTATCAGTATCGTCTATTGATATTTTGCTATGAACATTTTTAATTATATTATCTATATCATCGTATTGTTTTTTCTCATTATATTGTGATGGAATAGTTTTATTTTGTGTAAATTGAGGCATATTTGAAGGTACAGGATCGCTATTTAAAGAACCAAATAAATTACTAACCATATTAAATAATCCCATATTATCATTGCTCGAACCTCTATTTTGAGACATTTGTGGTATTTGTTGTTGAGCATTACCCATTACATATTGTTTCGCTGCCGCATTCTGAAACTGTTTCATTAATTCAGGATTAGAACGTAATACATTTTCAACATCAGGCAATGGTTGTTCTTTAAACATTCGACTTGTTAAATGAAACATAAACGCACTTCCCGATAAAGAAATGAAAAGTCTTAATTCGGGTGCCATTTTCTTTCCTGTAGCCTTATATTTATAATGTAATTCTTCAAAAATATCATCATAATCATTGATATTTTCATTTACTTGCTCTGACCACCCGTCTAATTTAATTGAAAATGGATCATATCGCCCATTAATATATTCAGTTCCTGAAATAAAAGCCATTAACATTTTTTGCTGAAATCTCACACTACCATCTAGTTCTTTTTCCCTTATAATTCTATTATATTCAGTTCTCATCTCTTCAATATCTGAATTCATATTGAATTTAAAAGGTATCTTAAACCCCTTTGATTCTAATCTGTCTAATTGATATATTATTTCTCTCTTTTCATTTATCTCGTTTTTAATTATTTCTTTAGGGCTTAAAAAACTATTATTTTTATAATTGTTATTATGTTTATTTTTTTTGCCGCCACCACTTCCTTCACTGCCTCCACTGTCTCCACTTCCTCCACTGTCTCCACTTCCTTCACTGCCTCCACTGCCTTCACTTCCTTCGCTTTCTTCACTTCCTTCGCTGCGCCCGCTTTCACTTGTACAATCGCTTGCGTTATAATCGTATTTCTTTTTTTTTCCACTTTGCGAACTTTTTGAACTGTATAGACTTTTACCACTATTTTTACTTTCGTCACTATCGCTTTCAGTTTCTATTTTTGTAACCCTACCAATTTTATCTTTATTACGATAAATATTACCTATATTTTTCATATAGTTTTTTTTACCACCTGAAGAACTTCCGTTAGAAGAACCTGACGACATTGATATAACATCGTCACTTATTTTCTTTTTATTAAATAATTCGCTATTTATACCAATACTGGACTGTTTGTTCATTGGTATATTAAAATCAAAAGACGGTGTATTAAAACTATCTTTGTTTAATTCTATTAAATCACTATTTCTATTATTATAATTTGATAGTAAAGCCATATTATATATTTATTTGGGTATCAAATGTTTATATATCTATTATAATTTTTAAATGTTTATTAATACGCATTTAGAGAAAAAAATAATTTTTTAGTTATTTCTATTAGATAGCCACGATAACCAAGCGTCATAAAATAATTTACCTGATTTTTTATAATATTCTGGATGAAATTGTATCCCTAATATATCTTTCTTTTTATAATATAATATGTCTATCATATTTTTTCTTTTCATTACAACATCTATATTTTTGCCTACTTTAGTAACTATTTCATTGTGATTATATCTATATTTAGTTTTTATAATATCAAAAGGATATTTTATTTTTAAAGGTTTATCATAGTTTCTAATATATCCTGCGTCTCTCGTTCGGACATTAGATAACCTCCCAAATCTTATTGCGATATATTGCATTCCGTAACAAATTGCCAAAATATGTATCTTGTTAGCATGCTTAAATATTATCTCTGGAACTTTGGATGATCTTCTATTAACTATGCGATAATCAGAACCAGAAATTATAATCGCATCCAATTTATCACCGAGATTATTAAGCAATTCTATGATGCCGTCTTCATCGTACCAATATCTAAAACATAATCTCGCCTTTCTTATAGATTTTTTAAAACGCATTTTATCAATATTGTTCATAACACGATTACTATACATTAATATTATCAATATTTTAGGATTTTTCTTTTTTTTCATTATCTTCATTATTATCAATGTTTCTAATATATATTTTATTATATTTATTCTCAATGTTATCTTTTATATTACTTCTAATATATGAAACTGCCTGTAAACACGCATCGCTCAAATCATCCTTCTTCTTATTTTCATTAAATATCTTTTTTAAATGTTCATCTTCACTTATATATTCGCGACATAATTCTATACTAAGCATCTTGTTCATTTTATATTTATCGCGTCTAAAACCTTTCTTATTTTTAACATCGCCTTTATCGTCGGATTCAATATTAATTATATATTTGTGATTTTTTGTTTTTAAGGAAGCATTTACAAGAACTACACTCCCGACCTCTTTATCCCAATATTTAATTAAACTAAAATAACCATATATTATATGTTGAATAGTCTTCATTATTCCATTTAAATTAGATGGTTGATTCTCTATTAAAACATATTCTATCATATTTATATTTATATTCTTGAGATTTCCTATTATATTATCCATCTCAATATATATTCTTTCGGATATATCTTCTATCCCTTTAATCTCTTTCTTTGATGATGCTAATGCTATTATGCGCCAATCGAGAATTTCTAATATATCCGTCTTCTTTATTATACATACCGCCAAATTCTTAACCCCAATATCAAAACTTATATATATCATATATTAATATATATTATTCATATCCTTATTTACTCAATAATTTTACTATTTTTAATTATTTTTATTAATACTTTTTTGAATTTCGGCTACTATTTTAGGTGTATATGATGTGATATTATAATTTTTAATAAGTGTTATTAAATCTTTCCAAAAAGTATCATTATTATATTTTGAATTGTATTTATTTATTCTCTTGCATTTTTTATATAACCATTTATATAATTTCTCTAAATTTTCTGTAGTCTTATTTGATATCTTACTTATTCTTTTTTCTTTAATTAATCTATCTATATATCTTTTCAAATCTTCGCATTTATGATTATTCGGTAAAGTCTCACGCAAATCATAAAATTTCATATAATTATATGATGGACATATTAATAAATTTTCAGTATAATCTATAAATGTTGGATTATTATCTATTATTAATAGTCTCTTACTGATATCATATTTATTAGGTATTTTTAAACTTTTACTTATTAATGGCAATACTTTGGCAATAGATTTTTTTATATTTCCATTATTATCTATTATACAATTATCGCGCGTTAATAACGGTCTATCAAATTTAAAATTATTATTCTTTTCTATTATCGCTATTTCTTTATTAGCCCATTTTTTCTCTGATGCCGTATATATGTAAAAATAGCACAATGGATACTGTTTTTTCATAGCCGCTATAAATGTAAAAAAGTATGGTCTTATTAATAAGGATTTGTCGGAATAACTTTCTTTTAAATAATTATTACACAATAGTTTATGTTTATTTAAATTTTTTATATTATTTTTTTTTATTAATTCAATAATATTATATAAATCACATTGATAATTACAATCACCTATTATTGTTCCGTCCAAATCTATTATAAATATATAAGGTTCTGTATTAGATCTTTTATCTTCTTTATTATTCATTAAATCTATTATATTATTATATTAGAATATTGCTTTATAAATAGAAGATAAATAATATAATGTCTCAATCGTATATTTATAATACAAATAATATTTCAAAAAAAAATAATTTTTCAAATTCAATCAATAGCAAACTTATTGATACATATGATAAATCTAATATAAAAATACCAGAATTATTAATTAAATATTTTAAAAATAAAAATTTAAAATACAATTTAAAACAAAGAATTTTCTACTACAATCATATATTAGAAAGATTAAAAAACATTAGTAATAATCAATGTTTAGTAGAGTATGATATTAATTCTAAAAAAAGTAATAATAACAAAGGCTATAGTATTAACGATACAATATTTCTTACTAAAAAATTTGGTTCTATCAGCAAATACGGATATATTTATATCACAGCCATTAGAAAAGAGATAGGCAAATTTCCTATAGCATCAAAAATTATGATTAATAATAGTGTAAATTTGTTTGAAGCAAATACTAATTTAAAAATAACAGATAAAATTGTAAAAACTATGTGTTCAAGACATTTTATTCTTACATATAAAGTTATTATGTGCGATAAAATTACTAATAAAAATCTACCTGATATTGTTGTCAACAAAAAATACTATGTTTTATTAAATGAATTAGCAAGAGGCGATTTAAAACAATTATGTAGTAACAAATTATTTCTTAAAAATGATAACATATTATATAATGTTTTTATTCAAATTATATTATCTATATCGACATTTCATCATCTAGGTTATGTTCATGGAGATTGTCATTGGGGTAATTTTCTATATCAAATAAATTATGGAATTAATAAAAACAGTTATCATCATTATAATATATATGGTAATAGTTATTATTTAAAATCTTGCGAATATACTATGTTTATCTATGATTTTGGTTTTGCTAAAAAATTAATATCATCAAATATATCTACAATTGAAGCCGACTATGTTAGATTAATTAATGCTTTTAAAAATAAAAATATAGAACCTAAATCATGGATATCTGTAGATAACAATTTACCTTCTGATAGTGTAGGATTTTTTGTTAAATTGTTTAAAAATTCTATATATGAAAATACGTTTGCTAAAAATAATAATGCAATGTTCTTAGAGAATTTAACAAATAATACAATTATACCTATTTTATTAAACGCTCCTAATAATATTTTTGTAAATAAATTACCACCAAAGGCTACTATAATTAATAAAAAACCTTATTATATTAATAAAAAAATACTTATCAAAAATTAAGAATAGCATCAGCCCTTTTTTTATTATCGTATATATATTTACTATTTCTTTCTTCAATGTATTTAGTCATACTCTCAAAACCAACATATATCATTTCATCCATCTCTTTATTTGTAACATGTAATTTCATACCTTTTCTATTAAATGTAATATTAATAGCATTATTTAATACAAGATTCTTAGGATTATAATAATCAATACAATTACTATCTTGAATTTCTTTTAATAAAACCTGTTTTACTCTTAATATATTTAAAATAGTCATCAACTGCTTTATAATATATATTAAATTAATATTTTTAACAGGTTCATTTATATTATTATTATTATCTTCTTTATATAAAATCATACAAATTATATTTTCTTTTGGAACATTCGCAAATATTTTTATAGGAAAATTATTAGTTAACGCACCATCATAATAGTAATAATCATCTATATTAATAGGTTTAAATAATAATGGTATAGCCATTGACGCACAACATGCCTTATATACGCATATATTAGGAGTATTTTCAATAGAAAAAATCTCGTTTTTGCATGTATTTATATTAGTACAAGATATATATATATTAATACCAAAACTTTTTGATAATTGTGAAAATGTAATAGTTTCTGAAATATCTTGAGTATTATACTCATTTAATAAACACATTTCCGGATATTTTTTTTTTACAACATTTTTCAAATGTTTAATAAAAATTTCTGTATTAAATAAACCATATTCTGTAATTAATTTAATGTATTTTTTTATTGATAAATGACATAATTCACTATCATTTTTAGAAATATATAATATCTCTTCCATTTCTTCAATCGTTAATTTAAAAACAATCATCAATCCAATAAATGCCCCTATTGAACATCCAGCAATATGTTTTATATTTTTATTTATATTATTAATATATATATATCGTAACGCACCTACAAATATTACACCTCTCATACCTCCGCCTGATAAAACTAAATGTGTAATATTCATATATTAATTATAAATAATGATATATATAAGAAAATATATATATATTTTCTTATATATTTGAATTGTATTCTTGTATATTTATTTTGTAATATATAAGAGCCTCTTTAGAAGCATTATTTTCTGCCTCCTTTTTTGTATTTCCTATAGCCGTCGAAATAATGCTTCCATTTTTATCTTTAACACAATAAGTAAATACTCTTATATTATCTTTAATCGCTACATTTAATTCCTTAAATTGAGGAGTATCTTGTAAAGAATGCAACATATGAGATACAAGCATATCCTTGTAATTATTTTTAATTCTAATAAGTTCGCAAAAATCTATATAATTCTCTATAATATATATAAGCCATGATTCTACAACAAAATAGCCAGCACCAGATGATGGATTTATATTTATATTTGGAATAATAACATTATCATTATCTGTTTGAAAATCTAAATATAATGCCCCTAAAAATGCCTCAAATATGTCCTCCATTATTTTATAGTTATTTCTTCCTCCAGATTCTTCAACCTGTTTTGATATTATGGCAAACTTCGGTAATCCTATTTTATCGGATAAATATCCAAGCATTTTTCCATTTACTATTTTTGTCCTAATTTTAGATAAAAATCCTTCGTTTTGATCGGGAAATCTATTATATAAATAATTTGCTACAATCATTCCCAATAAAGAATCTCCTAAAAACTCCAATCTTTCATACGACATATCCTGTAATGGTAAACAATCATTGGGACAATTAGCATTACTTTTTTTAAAATCTGTATTTTTCATAGTACAATATGATTTATGAACGAATGCTACGCGATATAAATTAATATTTTTTATTTTTAAACCAGACAAACCGTTATTTTTCAATAATGTATATAAATCATCTTCGTTTAATAAGATATTTTTAGAATTATACGGTTGATTCTCAATGTCTATATCCATTGTCTTATTGTGAATATTATCAATTCTTTTCATGTTTAATTATTTAACAATAATTAATAATATATCATTTTTTATATATATAAATATTAAATGTATTTTTCTTTTAAATAGAATAAGATAGTAAATGAGTGCTGATATAACAGCTCCTCTAATACAACTTGATTCGGTTGCTATAGGGTTTCAACTTGATGACGAAAATGAAGCAAAAAATATAAATAATTTAAATTTAACAAATGATGAATTTTTAGTGGTTGGTGAAAAAACTTATATTCCAGGAGATACTTCAAATGTTAAATGGAATCTTATAGTAAATACTCAAGGTACTGCTGTTAATGCTTCAAGAAATTTGGCGCGTAATAATTTGACTCACGATACTTCCTTATATGTTGATAAAAATATCTATTGTTCTGGTATTATTAAAGCGGCTGGTTTAGAACTAAGTAATATTAGAATAGATAATACTAATCCCATAACATGTAATTTAATTAAAGAGTTTATAGTTAAAACCAATGATCTTGTTGTATCACAACCATTTCAAACAGGATATATAACAAATTATAGCAATCTATATAATATTAATTATGATGTTAAAAATATTTTTACACCTAATTATGTTACTTTTGGCGGACATGTTGATACCTTTAAAAATACTCATCCTCTAAATATTGTTTCGACACCAAATAATAATTTTAATAGTATGCATATTTCTATACGCAATGATACGAATAACAGCGAAGAACCTGTTAAAATGTGTATGGGTATTATTGGTGGAAGTAATATATCCCCTGCTATTATATCTACAACAAAAGGAGTACCTCTTGAATTTCACGTAAGTCGTTCATCGGCAGATATTAATATGGCATACGGTACTAAATCGTTCCCCATATATAATACTACCAATATTCCTGCGATGACTATTGATGCTAATAATAATGTAGGAATAGGTACAAATTATACTAGTTTTAAAATCTATAATAAAAAAAATTTTACAAATAATAGCACAAATAATATAGAATTAAATGAAAAATCTAAATTAGAAGTAAAAGGTTTGTCTACATTTGATGATATTTTATTATATGATTATCAAACAAAAACTTATAAACACCTTGATGATATATATATTCGCGGTATGGGCGTAGGTTCTCTAAATGCCACACAAATAAATGGTGGAGATTTTACAGATTCTTTGTATAGATTTACTAATAATTTATCTATTCTTAAATTATTAAATACAAATAATATTAATATTGATAATAATGCTATAATAGGATGTAATTTAACAACTAAATTTTTAAATGTTAGCAACCATTCTATATTTGACGGTAGTGTATCTTTTAACAATAATGTAGATTTTGATAATGTAGAAAATATTAATATAAATAAATTAAATATAACCAATGATTTATTTATTAATAATATACGTGTAACTCCATTAAATACTACTGATACTTTTACTGGTAATTTTGAGAAAAGTTTAGTAGATGGAAGTAATTATATTTTTGTTTATATTAGCAGTAATATAGCATCTCTTGATGCTAATTGTAATGTTAATTTTCCAAATAAATTAGGATTAGGGCTCACAAGCAGCGATGGTTTCGATGGTATTCTAAATATCACTAAAAATGACAGAACTACAAGTAATAATTTTGATATATTATTAAAAAATACATTAGAGAATAAAAATTATATAGCAAATATTGGAAGATTGTCACGTCTTGATTATAACGATAACAGTTTAATATTTAATACAAATAAAGTAACAGGAAAAAAAAATAATATATATTTTTACCCATCAACTGATATATCTATATTAACTTCAAATCGCTATCTTCCTAATTTACAAAATACACCTCCGACATTATCTTTATTAGAAGGAAAAGTTGGTATTAATAAATTAATTCCCGATAATATGTTTTCACTAGATATTAATGGTATTGTAGCGGCAAACGATTATTATGTTTCTCAAAATAATAATTTTAAAAGAACTAAAAATTTTATTTATAATAATGATAAAAACTTTTTTAATTTATATGATTCTACAACTGATAAATTTTGTATTAACTATAACGAACTATTGTCATTTGCTTCTGATATGAGAGGTCTAAATGTTAAAAAAGGTATTAATGCTGATTTATATTATCAAAATAACATATTATTAGAAACACTTCAGCAAACAAGTACTCCCGATAGTTTTTATACTAATAAAAATATATCTATCGGTTGGAATGGTGAAGAAAACGTCACACCTTTACAAATAAGAAACTTATTTACAAATGATTATAATTATTCGACTATACGTATTTATAGAGGAGTTAGAGGAGGAGGTCTTTTTAATAACGCAGATTATAGCGGTATTGATATATGCGAATATGATAGAGATATAAATCAAGATAGAAATAATGAAAAATGGTTCATTTATAAAAATCATAAATATAATGATCTAGACGCAAGAGATTATATGAGAGTAGGTCCTTTACAAATAGGGTATACTAATAAAACAGTAGAACCTACGTCGTATGGTATGTCATTTTATTATGATACAGAAACTTCTAAATATCATATAGATGTAAATAAACCTGAGATATCATACGATGATAAATCCGCAATGACAATATATGGGGATTTAAATGTTCATGGTAATATCAATATTTTAGATAATGACGGATGTAATTTTAATTTTACAATGAAAGCATTATCGTCAAATTTACAAAGAGTAAATAGATATATAAATTATATATCGAGTTCAAGTGATATTGATAATGGATATTCTCAATCAGATAATAAAATAGCCATGTCTATTGATATTTTGAGACCTAAAGAAAATATCATAATAGATGCTGTTGAAAATGAGAAGATTCCTGTAATAATTAAAAATATGAATGACGCGAATCCTGTTACAAAATTTATTACTTATTCAAAATCTAATATTTGCTATTCTATGATAGAACTTGCTATTTATAACAGTAATTTGCAATTAATAGATGATAGTCAAGATAAAGTAAATAATATTAAAAATTCTATCCAAATCAGTGTGGGCAATAATAATAGCAATACGTCTCTTGATTTTAATGTATATAATAATAATGCTTATAAAAATTTCTTACGTTTTATGAATAAAGTTAGTGATAATGGTGATGCCAATAGTACTATAGCACATTTGGGTCTTGGGACTGACAAAAGTTCAAACATTCTTTTACATATCGATGGTAATGAAAAATATGGTTTACAAATTACAAATAATAAATACCCTGCGACTATTAATTTATTAAATTCAGAGGGTAAAAATGTATATCACACTATTTCTGGAGGTGATTTTCATAATAATCATAAATTTACTATTGATGTATCTTCATCATTGCCAAATAATACTATTAATGAACCAATATTAACTAATGTTTTTACAATAGATGCATTCAAATATAATGAAGATAAACGTAGAGGTGCACGTTTTGGATTTAACGAAAACTTTTTAACAGATAATAATCAAACATTTGTAATAAAAAGCGATTATGATACTGTTCCTATGGCAATTACAAGTAGATATAGTTATGAATATATGTTTAATAGTGTTGTTAAAATAGATTATAATAATGTATCAATTGACTTATTATCATCCAATTGGAATAATAATAATAAAAAATATTTCAGTTTATATAAACAAAATATATCTACATTGCCTTCTGTAGATGACAATTTAAATCCTATTACATCAAATAATATTAAAGACGAAGAATTTATATTTAAAACAAGCAATACAATATCAAAGAATTTGTCATATATTTCAGTACATTCTAATATTAATTATCCATATTTCTTTAGTAATTTAAATATAAATTATCTATCTTTTAATCAAAATTTTAATATTACACCAGATAGTGTAAAAGATGAATTTAAATTAACACGTGATAATAATTTTAATATAATACCTAAACAAATATTTTATAGTAGCAACGATGATATAAGACCAAGTGATATTGTTGAGAAAAGTTTTGTAATATATAACAATTCGGTTTTTAATATAGAAGATAATAGTAATATACTTTTTGATTATACATATACAAATAAATATAATATCGCTTCGACGGTTTCTTGTAATATTACTATTACAAATTATTCAAATTTAGAAACAATAGATAATAGTAATTATTTTAATATTAGTAATTATATTACGACAACTCTTTCTACAGGAACAAATCCATTTAATGATAATAATCCAAATTTTGAACACATTTATACCGATTTTAAACAAAGTAAAATAAATATCAATGAAAAATATATTCAATATTCTAATAGTTATTTAAATACTTATACAACAAATGTATTGAAATATAATTCGAATATATCTTATGATGGTATATTTTATTCTATTCATTCAAATTATTTAAATATTACTACATCAAATATAATATTTGATAATCTATTTGATAAAAATACAGCATATTTAAATATTACTTCAAATATTATTGATGCAAATAATATAATCTTTAAAACATCAAATTATTCTATTAATACTAATGCTAATTCAACGCTGAGAACTATGAAATTTGAACTCTTAAGTTCTAATATTATTATTGATACATTTGATATATTGGGAAATACTATAAATAAAAATTTAATTATTGAAGAATATTTTAATGATTATTCTAATCATAATTTAAGTGATATCAGTATAGGTATTAGAAACTATAATTATAGAAATTATAAACCTCATATTTCTTTAATTAATGATGTTGAAAGAAATAATAGTATTTTTGAAGGTCATGAAATATATAGTTACGATGGTATTTTTGAGATAAAATATGCTAATTCCGACAATAACCAATTTGTACCTCTTAAAATTGATAGTTACGGTAATATGTTCATTAATGGAGGCTTAGATATGAAAGGAAATTTAAGATTTGATGGACGTATATATGATGCCAACGGCAATGATTTAATTGAGATATTAAACAAAAATTATTATAAAGAGTATGAAATAAATTCTAGTAATATTCACTTTAATTCTTTAGGTTCAAATGGTCTTGAAATAAATGCGTATTCGAGTTGTAATCACGAAGATTATAAATTTTTTTATGTTAAAGATTATTTAACTTCCAATATAATTAATGATATTTTAGTTTTACATAAATCAGATTTATTAAATAATAAGTATAATTTGGATTTATACACTGATTTATATGTTAGTTGTAATTTATATATAGAAGGGCATGGTAATAATACATCCTTGTCAGTATTACAAAAAAGAAATACAAATATTATTGAAGCATCTAATTTAGATCGTGAAGTATTAACATTAGCCTATGATGGAAGTATGGGATTAGGTGTTACTCAACCGCAAGGTGTATTATTGAATATTAAGCAGAATATATTCGGTAGCAATGTTATATCAGCATCTAATCTAAATCGCGAAGTTCTAACATTAGCCTATGATGGAAGCATGGGATTAGGAGTTACTCAACCACAAGGAGTATTATTTAATATTAAGCAGAATATTTCTGGTAGCAATGTTATATCAGCATCTAATCTAAATCGCGAATTGCTAACATTAGCCTATGATGGAAGCATGGGTTTGGGTGTTACTCAACCGCAAGGCGTATTATTGAATATAAAACAGAATATTGTAAATAGCAATGTTATATCAGCATCTAATCTAAATCGCGAATTACTAACATTAGCCTATGATGGAAGTATGGGTTTGGGTGTTACTCAACCACAAGGTGTATTATTTAATGTAAGACAAAATAATCTAAATAGTAATATTATTTCGGCTTCCAATTTAACACGCGAAGTTTTAACATTAGCCTATGATGGAAGCATGGGATTGGGAGTTACTCAACCACAAGGTGTATTATTGAATATAAAACAGAATATTGTAAATAGCAATGTTATATCAGCATCTAATCTAAATCGCGAATTACTAACGTTAGCATATGATGGAAGCATGGGTTTGGGCGTTACACAACCACAAGGTGTATTATTGAATATAAAACAGAATATTGTAAATAGCAATGTTATATCGGCTTCTAATCTAAATCGCGAATTGCTAACGTTAGCCTATGATGGAAGCATGGGATTAGGTGTTACTCAACCTCAAGGTGTATTATTGAATATAAAACAGAATATTTCTGGTAGCAATGTTATATCAGCATCTAATCTAAATCGCGAATTGCTAACATTAGCATATGATGGAAGTATGGGTTTGGGTGTTACTCAACCTCAAGGAGTATTATTGAATATTAAGCAGAATATTGTAAATAGCAATGTTATATCAGCATCTAATCTAAATCGCGAATTGCTAACATTAGCCTATGATGGAAGCATGGGATTAGGAGTTACTCAACCTCAAGGTGTATTATTGAATATTAAGCAGAATATTGTAAATAGCAATGTTATATCAGCATCTAATCTAAATCGTGAAATTCTAACATTAGCCTATGATGGAAGCATGGGATTAGGAGTTACTCAACCTCAAGGAGTATTATTGAATATTAAGCAGAATATTGTAAATAGTAATGTTATATCGGCATCTAATCTAAATCGTGAAATTCTAACATTAGCATATGATGGAAGCATGGGATTAGGTGTTACTCAACCTCAAGGAGTATTATTGAATATAAAACAGAATATTGTAAATAGCAATGTTATATCAGCATCTAATCTAAATCGCGAATTACTAACGTTAGCATATGATGGAAGTATGGGTTTGGGTGTTACTCAACCTCAAGGAGTATTATTGAATATTAAGCAGAATATATTCGGTAGCAATGTTATATCAGCATCTAATATAAATCGTGAAGTTCTAACATTAGCATATGATGGAAGTATGGGATTAGGAGTTACTCAACCTCAAGGTGTATTATTGAATATTAAGCAGAATATTGTAAATAGTAATATTGTTTCGGCTTCCAATTTAACACGTGAAGTTTTAACATTGGCTTACGATGGAAGTATGGGTTTGGGTGTTACTCAACCACAAGGAGTATTATTGAATATTAAGCAGAATATATTCGGTAGCAATGTTATATCGGCTTCTAATCTAAATCGCGAAATTCTAACGTTAGCCTATGATGGAAGCATGGGATTAGGCGTTACTCAACCTCAAGGAGTATTATTTAATATTAAGCAGAATATTTCTGGTAGCAATGTTATATCGGCTTCTAATCTAAATCGCGAATTACTAACATTAGCCTATGATGGAAGTATGGGTTTGGGTGTTACTCAACCACAAGGAGTATTATTTAATATTAAACAGAATATTTCTGGTAGCAATGTTATATCGGCTTCTAATCTAAATCGCGAAGTTCTAACATTAGCCTATGATGGAAGTATGGGTTTGGGTGTTACTCAACCACAAGGAGTATTATTTAATATTAAGCAGAATATTGTAAATAGCAATGTTATATCGGCATCTAATCTAAATCGCGAAGTTCTAACATTAGCCTATGATGGAAGCATGGGATTAGGAGTTACTCAACCTCAAGGAGTATTATTGAATATTAAACAGAATATTTCTGGTAGCAATGTTATATCAGCATCTAATCTAAATCGTGAAGTATTAACATTAGCATATGATGGAAGTATGGGTTTGGGCGTTACACAACCACAAGGTATATTATTGAATATTAAGCAGAATATTTCTGGTAGCAATGTTATATCAGCATCTAATCTAAATCGCGAATTGCTAACATTAGCCTATAATGGAAGCATGGGATTAGGAGTTACTCAACCGCAAGGCGTATTATTGAATATTAAGCAGAATATTTATGGTAGCAATGTTATATCGGCATCTAATCTAAATCGTGAAGTTCTAACATTAGCATACGATGGAAGTATGGGTTTGGGTGTTACTCAACCACAAGGAGTATTATTGAATATAAAACAGAATATTATAAATAGCAATGTTATATCAGCATCTAATCTAAATCGCGAATTGCTAACATTAGCCTATGATGGAAGCATGGGTTTGGGTGTTACTCAACCTCAAGGAGTATTATTTAATATTAAGCAGAATATTTCTGGTAGCAATGTTATATCGGCATCTAATCTAAATCGTGAATTGCTAACATTAGCATATGATGGAAGTATGGGTTTGGGTGTTACTCAACCACAAGGAGTATTATTTAATATTAAGCAGAATATTTCTGGTAGCAATGTTATATCGGCTTCTAATCTAAATCGTGAAGTTCTAACATTAGCCTATGATGGAAGTATGGGATTAGGAGTTACTCAACCACAAGGAGTATTATTGAATATTAAGCAGAATATTTCTGGTAGCAATGTTATATCGGCTTCTAATCTAAATCGCGAATTACTTACGTTAGCATATGATGGAAGTATGGGTTTGGGTGTTACTCAACCGCATGGAATATTATTGAATGTAAGACAAAATAATGTAAATAGCAATATTATTTCGGCTTCTAATATGACAAATGAAGTAATGACATTAACTTATGACGGTGTTATGGGATTAGGTGTTACAAATCCTAATAAACAAAGTAAATTAGATGTTAGAGGTAATATAAATATTGTCAGTGATGCTGAAACAGATTACATATACACTATAAATAATCGCGATATTATCAAAGATACCTGCAATTATGTTTTAAGCACAAGCAATATTATATCATCTAGAATCACAAATTTAACAACTGATTTAATTACAGAAAATACTAATTCAATAAATAAATTTATAGTAAATAACAAATATAATAATAATTTATTTATTGATGGAGATTTAACTATTAATTCTAATATAATTGTTCACGGTACTACAACAACATTAAATACTGATGTTTATACTACAGAACAATTAATTGTTACAAATTCAGGGGATGGAGATGCTATGATAGTTAAACAAATTAATAATTTATATAATATATTTACTGCTTCAAATAATAATATCCCCGTTTTTAATATTAATTATAATGGAAAGGTTGGTATAGGAACACAAAGTCCGAAAGTATTTTTAGAAATTAACTCAACAGATGGTATTAAAATTCCTAGCGGTTCAGATATTGAAAGACCTACGGGAGGAGATTTAGTTCAAGGTATTATTCGTTATAATACTGATACTAATCAATTTGAAGGTTATGGTGCAAGTAATAATTGGGGAACTCTTGGAGGTGTAAAAGATGTTAATAATGATACTTATATAAGTGCCGAGAGTTCGCCTGGAACTAACAATGACGAACTTAGATTTTACACAAGCAATATTGAAAAGATGATAATTAAAAAGGACGGTAAGGTTGGTATAGGAACACAAAGTCCGAAAGTATTTTTAGAAATTAACTCAACAGATGGTATTAAAATTCCTAGCGGTTCAGATATTGAAAGACCTACGGGAGGAGATTTAGTTCAAGGTATTATTC